AAAGATTTCACTGAAGATAAGATATTAGTGCTGACTTACTACGGATTGTGTCCTGGTGAGTACCTAAAAGGTGATACTGAAGAAGATTTGTATATTAACGAAAGCCTTAACTCTTCTGTTGAAGATTACGCTGATATGCAAGAGTGTATAATCATCATTGCTAACGGGTTGCTATTAAAGGCTGAAAAGACCCCGTATATGATGCAAGACCGCCCTGTAATCTCTTATCAAGACGATACTGTACCTAACAGGCTTCTGGGTCGTGGAACTGCTGAAAAAGCCTTTAATATGCAAATCTCGATAGATAGTTCTATCCGTTCGCATATTGACTCTTTAGCTCTGACTTCTGCACCTATGATTGCGATGGATGCTACACGACTTCCTCGTGGTGCTAAATTTGAAGTTAAACCAGGTAAAGCATGGCTGACTAATGGAAACCCAAATGAAATTGTATACCCTTTCAAGTTCGGTTCATCTGATGGTCAGTCAATGGAAACATCTAAAGAGTTCGAGCGTATGCTACTTATGGCAACTGCTACGCTGGACTCACAAGGGATGGTTACACAAGGTTCTCGTGATGCTGGCGGGTTAGCTCCTGCTGTCGCTGGGATTATCAAGAAGTACAAGCGTACCCTGATAAACTTCCAAGAGGACTTCTTAATCCCATTTATCAACAAAGCTGCTTGGCGCAGGATGCAATTTGACCCTGACCGCTACCAGAGCGTAGATGTTAAATTCTTGCCAACTGCTACTATGGGCATTATTGCCCGTGAGTATGAACAGCAACAAATAGCCTTCTTGATACAAACTTTGGGTGGGAATTCACCCTTGACGCCTATTCTAATGAAGGGTATAATAAAAAATTCTGGACTTTCTACTCGTGAAGAGATGATTCAAGAATTGAAGGAGATGTCACAGCCAAATCCACAGCAACAACAGATGGAGCAGGCTAAGGTACAGGCTGAAATGGGACTATTGCAAGCTAATGCTAAGAAAGCCGAAGCGGAAGCCGAAAGAGCTATGTCTGATGCTCATTTAGCCCCTGCACGAGTAAATGCTGAGATTAACAAGGTCAAAGAGCAGATACAACTTGAGCAAGAAAAGGCTAAACACCAGCTTAATCAAGAGCAAGTTCGTAGCACAAATGACATGACTATCCAGCAAGGTCGTGCTAATGCTGATAATCAGGTAGAGCAGGCTAGAGCGCAGTTAGATGCTCAAGCTGCTGATAAAAAGCTGGCTTTTGAGCAATATAAGGTTGAACTTGATGCGAAAACCAAGATTGCGGTAGCTGAAATCTCATCTCAGACTACACTACAATCAGCACAATTATCAGCCGCTACAGCAGAATCTACTGGGCAGCCTATACCTAATGGTATATCTCAGATTATTGATGCTTTCCACCAGCACTTAAACGCACCAAAGATGGTGAATCGTGATGCAAATGGCAGAGTAGTATCTATCAGTTCACAGCAACCATAAGGAAAATATGGACATACCGTTAATTTGGACAACAAAAGGAAATATCCCAGTGGATTCATTGGTAGTAACAACCTCATTTGAGGACTTTGGTAACACTGCTGTTTTTGTTGAGATTCATACTCTCGATGGAGAAGAAGTAAAACGCAATACTCATTTAATAGTTAAAAAAGGACTCTCGCTGTTCGGGGAAAAAGGAGCTTTATAATGGCTAACACGACTTCACTATCCAACACCTTCCGAAACCAGATTCTTACTACTGGATTCAACTTAACAAGTAAATCATTTAAGGCTGCTCTGTATTTAGCATCGGCAACCATCAATGCAACTGTGTCGGCATACACCTCAGCAGGTGAGGCAACTGGCACTGGCTATACAGCAGGCGGAGTCGCAGTAACCAACGCTAATGCAGTAGCAGGCGGGAACTCAACGGTGACAGGTGATACTTACTATTGGACACCTAGTGCTAACATTGTATTCACCACAGTGACAATCACAGCCTTTGACTCAGTAATGATTTACGACTCTGTTACACCGTTTGCTCCAATTGGCTTATGGAACTTTGGTTCACAGACAGTGACCGCAGGAACTGTAACTCTCACTATGCCAACAAATAACGCTAGTGCCGCGTTAGTTCGCTTACTCTAAAGGGTTAGTATGGCTACGGGGACTGGAACGATTAACTTTGGCAGCAGGTCAGTTGATGCTAGTGTTGCCGTGTCTGCTCCAACTGTAACAGGGGCTTCGCTGGTTGAGGCATGGATTTTCCCTGCTGACACAGCTTCAAACTTCATCGACAATCACTGGTTTGATGATATTCATCTTGTTGCAGGGCGAGTGGTTAACGGAGTGGGATTTACTGTTTATGGCACATGTAAAACGGGGCTTGCTCATGGGATATTTAATTTCGGTTGGGCAACAAAATAAAGGAGAAGTACCATGAGTGCAAGTTTAATAGGTCGTGATGGGGCAACCATAGCAACAGACGCTAATCCAGTACCAGCGGGGCTTCCAGTTGCTGCAAATAGCGCAGGATACGCAGGACTAGCAGTACTTGATGATAGCGGCGTGCTATCAGGTACAAAGACATTTATGGCACTTCAGGCGTCTGATGGTGGTGTGCTGCATGTGGGTCAGTTTACCAGAGTGCAATCTTCTGTGTTTCCTGGTACTTCTATTGACTCGACAGTGTGGCAGTCACCCGTTGGAGGAACTGCGACAGTTACGGTTGCTAGTGGTCAATGTGTGTTAAGCACGGTTGCAACAACATCAGGCAACGTGGCGCGTGTATCGTCATATCGCCTATTTTCACTTGACCTTGGGTATCACACAGAGTTTGAAATGCTATGTCAGTTCGCGGTTGCTCCGCAGGCAAACAATGTAACTGAGTGGGGTGTTGGAATTGTAACGGGGGTAACTGCCCCATCTGATGGTGCGTTCTTCCGTATGACTGCGACTGGTGAATTCCGTTGTGTTGTTTCATTCAACGGAGTAGAGACTACCACAGCAGCATTAAACTTCAACACAATGGTCGGTCTGAATACTAATAAAGAGTTTTACATTAAGGTAAGTGACCAAGAGGTAGCCTTTTGGATTGCTGATGACCAGATTGGTGCTGTTCCACTAGCTGCTGGTGGTGCTACAATGACTGCCTCGCAATCGTTGCCACTTTTTGTTAGGACATACAATACAGGTGTACCAGCTGCCGTTCAGGTTGTAAAGTTTTCTGGTTTCCAGTGCGCGTTAGGGTCTACAGATACATCAAAGCCTTGGTCACATATTATGGTTTCTGGTGGTGGACATGCTTCACAAGGTCAGACTGGGCAGACACTAGGCACAATAGCTCAGTATGCTAACTCAGCTAACCCTACGGCAGCAGTCCCTACCAATACCACCGCAGCACTTGCTACAGGGCTTGGAGGACAGTTCTGGGAGACAGACACTCTTGCGGTGAATACTGACGGCATTGTGATGAGCTATCAAGTCCCAGTGGGTACTGCACAAGTTCCTGGTAAAATGCTTAATGTTTCTAAAATTAACATATCCTCGTTTGTGCAGACTGCGATTACAGGCGGACCATATGTAGGTCAGTTTACTCTAGCGTATGGACATAACACTGTATCATTGGCTTCAGCAGAATCATCAAGTGCAGGTACAAAAGCACCTCGCAGAATGGTTCTTGGGATTCAGCCTGTAGCGACAAACGCTTCAGTATCTATACAGGTAGGTAATACGATAGATTTGAATTTTGAGCCCCCTATTGTAGTTTATGCTGGTGAGTTTATTCAAATAGTTAAAAAGAAGATTGGTATTGCTCCTACGGCTGGGGTGATTGCACATTGTATTTCAATCGGCGGATATTGGGAATAAGGAGAATAACATGGCTGGAACATCAAATAATAATGCAGCAACACTCGTAGTAACGGGCACTGCCGCAGTAAGTACCGCAGTTACAATAACACTACCTGCGGTAACTGGGCTTTTCCACTATATTACTGCTATTGAAATTTTTATATATGGTACTGCAACAGTAGTTAGCGGCACACCAGGCGTAATTACAACGACTAATCTACCAGGCACACTAGCTTTTAGTATAGCTGGGAGTTATAATTCTGGTTCAGTAGATAGAGTGAATTATCAGCCTGCATTTCCCTTACGCTCAAGTTCCGCAGGGGTAGCTACTACAATCATTGCCCCCATAGCCACAAGTGCAATATGGAGGGTTACAGCACATTACTACACTGACGTATAAGGGGTAACCCGTGTCATTACTTGTTGACCTTCAGTCCGATGGTGGACTGTTACCTGGTCAGTTATTAAGCACAGGACGTGGGACTTTATCTCTATCTGTTGATATAACATTAACTGGTCAGGTATTAGGTTCAAGTCAGGGGTATTTAGGGTATACCGATAACGGTAACCTCGTAGTAACTTTATCTAGTCAACTACTAGGGGCAAGTCAACAAAGTTTAACCTTATCGAATTCCACTATATTATCCAGCACCCTGCTAGGAACAGGTCAAGGGATAATAAGCATATCGATTAAGACCGCCTTAGCTGGGCTACCGATAAGTGTTGCGCAATGGCCGCTCCTTGCTACTTGGTCGTGGGGACTTGATGGGCAGCAGGTGGGACTATCAGCAGATATAGTCAACTTACAATACATAACCACATTATCTCAAGCAGACATAGATGCTATTGTAGTAGCTATTTGGAGTATGCAAATACCATTGGTAGCTCCAACTACATTCACTTTTGGCGGTACAACACTTAATTCAAATGACTTAAATGCTATAGCATACAAAGCATTATCTAAGGTATTGCCATGACAGCAGGAGACCGTCTAAAAACATTATCTACGCTTTCCAATGTATCTGTAGCCACGATGCTGCTGGCTATTGGTA